CGATCATGGCGGCAGAGGTGACCGGCCGCCGCTGCTTCGCGATCGAGATCGCGCCGGCCTATGTCGACGTCGCCTGCCTGCGGTACCAGCGCACGACCGGCACGCTGCCGGTTCTCGACGCGACCGGCGAGGCGGTCGACTTCGATGCCTGAGGCGCCCACATGGTTGAGCGACGACGCCCGCGCTGTGTGGGACGAGATCGTCGCCGCCGGCGTCGACGCCGATCGCGACGCGATGGCCGTGTACTGCTGCGCGGTCGTCGACTTCACGAAGGCGCAGAAGACGCTCGACGAGTTCGGCAACGTCGTGCGCGGCGCGCGCGGCGGCATGATCCGCAGCCCGTTCTCGGCGGTGAAGAGCGAGAACGCGCAGACGGTCATCACGCTCGCCCGAGAATTCGGGCTGCTCGGCAAGGTCGACGACGAGGCGCCGCCGACCCGGGCGGGCTGGCGCAACGCGGCGGCCGCCGAACGCACGATCACGGCGTTGCGCTCGGGCGGCCGGCTCGAGGACGTCGACGCCGCGACGACTGCGCTCGTCCGTCACCTGGCGGCCGCGCTCGACGGGCTCGACGCGACCGAATTCCCGGCGCAGACCGCAAGCCTTGCGCGGGTGCAGCTCGCGGCGATCCGTACGCTCCGAGGCGGCGACGATGACGACGCGCACGACGGCTCGATCGGCGAACTCCTTGCCGCCTTGTCAGCCCCGATGGGCGACGGCTCGGAGCCCTGAGCGGCAGACGTTCGGGCGGCGCCTTCGTCGTCTCGCCAAGGTCGTCGGGCAACCGCTGATGCCGTGGCAAGGCCTCGTAGCCGACGTCGCCGGCGAACTCGACCCGACGACCGGCATGCCCGCCTACCGCGAGGTGCGCGTGACCGTGCCGCGCCAGAGCGGCAAGACGACGCTGATCCTCGTCGTGGAGGTCGACCGCTGCATCGCGTGGGGTGATGCGCAGCGCTGCCTCTACGCCGCGCAGGACCGCAACAACTCGCGCTCGAAGTGGGAAGAGCAGACCGAACTCCTGCGCCGCACGCCGCTCGCGAAGGCCTTCACGACGAGACGTCAGACCGGCATGGAGCGCATGGTGTTCCCGTCGACGGGCTCGATCATCGGCATCACCGCGTCGGGCGAGACGTCAGGCCACGGTCAGACGCTCGATCTCGGCGTGATCGACGAAGCGTTCGCGCAGCAAGACGAGCGACTGGTGCAGGCCTTCCGGCCGGCGATGCTCACGCGGCCCGCCGCGCAGCTGTGGATCGTCTCGACGATGGGCACCGAGGAATCGGTGTTCCTGCACGACCGCGTCGACGACGGCCGCGCGCGGGTCGAAGCCGGCGAGCGCAGCGGCGTCGCCTACTTCGAGTGGAGCGCCGGCGACGACGACGACCCCGACGACCCGGCGACATGGTGGGGCTGCATGCCGGCGCTCGGCGTCACCGTGACCGAAGACGTCATCCGCGTCGATCACGACTCGCTGCCGCCCGACGAGTTCGCCCGGGCGTACCTCAACCGGCGCACGTCTGCGGGCCGGCCGGTGATCGACATCGCCGCGTGGCTCGCGTGCCGAGACCCGCTGTCGCAGCTGCGCGGCGTGCCGTGCTTCGCTGTCGACGTGACGCCCGATCGGGCGTGGGGCTCGATCGCGTGTGCGGGTTGGCGTGACGATCAGCGCGTGCACGTCGAGATCGTCGAGCACCGGCCCGGCACGGACTGGCTCGTCGCTCGGGTCGCGGAGCTCTACAAGCAGTGGCATCCGTGGCCGGTCGTCGTCGACCCTGCGGGGCCGGCCGGCAGCCTGCTCGTCGACCTCGCGGCGCTCGACGTGATGACCGACACGACCGGCGCCCGCGAGTACGCACACGCCTGCGGCCAGTTCTACGACGCGGTCACCGACCGGGCGATCGTGCACCTCGATCAACCGGTGCTCAACACCGCGATCGGCGAGGCGCGCAAGCGCGTGCTCGGCGACGCGTGGGCGTGGGCGCGCAAGACGGGCGGGGACGTCTCGCCGCTCGTCGCCGTCACCCTGGCGCGGTATGGGCTGGTCAAAGGCGGCGACGCGAAATTCCGCATCTACTGAGCCGCACCGGATCGCCTGTACGCTCGCCGCGCGATGGCAGTCGTACCGGCGGCCGCGCCGTCGATCTGGACGCACGGCCGTGCCCTCGTTCGAGGTCGTGATGGCGTCGTGTCGCTGCCGCCGCCGCCGACGTCGGCGGCGTTCGGGATGCCGGGCCCGTACGTGTACGACGCGACGACCGCGCAATCGGTGCCGGCGGTGACGCGCGCCCTCGGGGTCTACACGACGTTGATGAAGCAGATGCCGCTCGACGCGATGCGCGGCTTCGACCGCGTCGAGCCGGCGCCGACGATCTGCCAACGGCCCGACCCTGACCGCGGCTACGCATGGTTCGTGCAGGTCAGTGTCGAGGATTACCTGCTGCTCGGCAACGCGATCGCGTACGTGACGAGCCGCGGCTTCGACGGTTGGCCGCGGACGATCACGTGGCTGCCGGCGTCGTGGGTCTATGTGATCTGGGACTCCTACAACGACGTGCATGACGTCCGCTACACGTACCTCGGTTACGAACTCAACCCCGACGACGTGATCCACGTTCGCCGCGGCGCAGATCGCATGTACCCGGTGCGCGGCGTCGGCATCGTCGAGCAGCACTTGTCGACGCTCGACCGTGTCGCGATGGAGGAGGTCTACGAAGCCGGCGCGCTGTCGAATGGCGCGGTGCCGTCGGTGGCGGTGATCACGCCGCAGGCGTCGCTCGATCAAGACACGGCCGACGAAGCAAAAGACCGATGGATGACGAACTACGCCGGGCCGGTGCGTGAGCCGATCATCTTGCCGAACGGCACGCAGGTCGTGCCGCTCGCATGGTCACCGACCGACACGCAGCTGACCGAAGCGCGGCGCCTGTCGCTGCTCGACGTCGCGAACATGTTCAACCTTGACGGCTACTGGCTCGGCGCACCGGTGGCGGGCATGACGTACCGCACCGCCGGCCCGCAGTACCAGCAGATCCTGCGGACGTCGATCGAAGGCCTCTGCGCCGACTTCGAGGACGAATGGTCGTGGAAGCTGATGCCGCGCGGCACGAACGTCCGATTCCGGCGTGAGCAGTTGTTGCGCGAGGACTTGGCGACGAGTTCGACCGCGGCGCGGACGTTGTACGGCGGCGGCCCGATCGCGGCGTTGCCCGAAGCGCGAGCGATGGTGGGTCTGCCGCCGAACTCGCCGGCGGGGCTCGGCGCGAGCGCAGACATCGAACAACCGGCCGAGCCGTTGCCCGAGAGCCCGCCGCCGTCGCAGGAAGGAGGCACCGACGATGCCGCAACTGGATGACGAGTTCGAGATCCGTGAATACCCGGCGGTGTTCGAGCTTCGAGAGGTGCAGGCCGTCGGCGCCGGCCGCGCGTTCAAGTACCTGGAAGGCCGCGCCGTGCCCTATGACACGTGGGCCGACGTCGGGCCGTTCATGGAGCAACACGCCGCCGGCAGCTTCGAGCGGTCGACACGTGGCGGCACGGCGCGCAAGGTGCCGCTGTTGATGTTCCACGAACAACGCTCGTATCCGGTCGGCACCGATCCGTCGTGGAAGCACGAAGACGGCGCGCTGGTCGGCGTGTGGAAGCTGTCGCAACGTGACGACGCGCAGACCGCGGCGCGTTCGGCGGCCGCCGGCGAGCTTGGCCTGTCGGTCGGGTTCCAGCCGATCCACTCGCAGATCCACAAGCGTGCAGCGCGGTGGGCGCCCGAGCTCGGACCGGATCACAAGGATTGGATCAGCCGCACCGAGTCACGCTTGATCGAAGTGTCGCTGACGCCGATCCCGGTTTACGACGAGGCGCAGGTTGTGCTCGTCCGCTCGGCTTACGTGCACGACGTCGACGCGCCGCCGCCGCCGACGCCGATGCTCGATGGCTGGCGCGCAGAGGCGCAGCGGTTACGCTCCGGCGAGCACTAGCCCGCGGCCGAGCCCGCCAACGCGCCCGGCCTGTCGCTCGGGTTCGCCCATGGCGAGCCCACCGACTCGCCACCGCGTCGACACCCCGGATGGCACCTAGCAGCCCCGAAGTGTGTACGACGCGGAGGTTGAGAACGTGACAGACAACGCAGTGCTGGCGTCGTTGCGCGCCCAGCGCGATCACCAGATGGACGCGATGGACGCGGTCCTCGCACAAGTGCAAGAGCGCGACCTGGTCGATGCCGAGCGGAACCTGCTCGAAGCGACACGCGGCCGCATCGAAGCGATCGACGCGCAGATCGCGCCGCTCGAAGCCTACGAAGGCATGCGGGTGGAACACCGCGCCGCGCTGCACGAGCTGCCGCGGCCTGCAGAAGCGCACACGCCGCGGCCGATCTACACGAACGAGCGACAGCCGCAGTACCGCAGCGCCGGCGAATTCCTCGTCGACTACCTGCGGGCGAACGGGATCATGGAGCGCGGCCACGTCGACGAGCAGGCCGCGCAGCGCATCTACCAGATGCGCGCCGACCAGACGACCGCCGACACGCCCGGCATCTTGCCGACCCCGATCGTCGGTCAGGTCGTGTCGCTGCTCGACACGAATCGGCCGCTGATCGCGAGTCTCGGCGGCGCGAAGTCGCTCGGCTCGATCCCGGGCACGTCGTTCAACCGCCCGAAGATCACGGTGCACACGCAGAGCGGCGCGCAGTCTGCCGAGAAGACGGCGCTTCCGTCACGCAAGATGACGATCGCCGGCGTGCCGTTCACGAAGACGACGCGCGGCGGCTATGTCGACATCAGTCGTCAGGACATGGATTGGTCGTCGCCGTCGGCGTGGGACATCCTCGTCGCCGACTTGGCGAACGTGTACGCCGTCGACGTCGAGACGACCGTGGCGGCCGCGTTCGCGACCGCGGCGACCGGCACGAAGCCGCCGGCGTTGCCGGCCGCGCCGGCGCTGGTCGACTGGTCGAAGGGCCTCTACACCGCGGCGATGCACTCGTACACGGCCGGCCAGCGGATGCCGACGCGCATCTGGTGCAGCCTCGACGTGTGGGCCGGGCTCGGCGCGCTCGTCGACACGCAGCGCGTCGTGTTCCCGGTCGACCTCACGCGCGAAATGGGTGCGCCGGGCACGTCGAGCCTCGCCGAGTTCTCGGGCGACATGTTCGGGCTGCCGCGCATCGTCGCGCCGTACCTGCCGGCGAAGACGTGCATCGTCGGGCCCGACAACCTCTACGAGGTCTATGAGGAAGTGCTGGGCGTGCTGTCAGTCGTCGAGCCGTCGATCCTCGGCGTGCAAGTCGCCTACGGCGGCTACATCGCGTTCGGCACCCTCGCCGGCGCCGCGTATGTGCCGCTCGATCTGTCGGCGGTGACGTCACTTCCGACCGTGGCTGAAGCCGAAGACATGCTCGCCGAAGCGCAAGAGGAAGAGGCCGAGACGGGTGGGGCGACCGGCGGCAACGGCGGCGGCGGCCGCAAGCGCTGATCGGGGAGGTGCGCGGTGGCGAGCTGGCCGACGTTGCCTGATGTGCGGGCCTACCTCCGGTTGCAGCCGGACGCGAAGGAGGACGCGATCATCGGGCAGGCGTTGGCGGCCGCCACCGCGTACGGCGTCGCGCGCTACGGCCGCGACGCGACGACCGGCCTGCCGATCCACGACGTCGACGCGGTCGACGTGCCCGAGAACGGCCGGCAGGCGTGCATGATCCACGCCGCCCGTCTGTACCGCCGGCGCGACAGTGTCGACGGCACGATCGGATTCGGTGACGGCGGCGCGATCCGTGTCGGTCGTGTCGACGCAGACATCATCGATCTGTACGGGCTCAACACGCGAGTCGTGTTCGGATGACGTGGGACCGGTCGACCGCAGCGGAGGCGATCGCCGGCGTGCTCGCGGCGCTTGATGCGACGGTGAGCACGTTCGCGACGCCGCCGCAGACGTTGAACCCGCCCGCCTATGTCGTGGGCCTGCCGACTGACGTGGCCCGCAACTCGTCGACGTTCGATGTCGACCTCGTAACGATCCCGGTCTCGGCGTTCGGCGGGCTCGGCGAGTACGACCGCGTCGACGACCTCGTGCGCGTCGCCGCCGTGGCGCTCGAAGCCGATCCGACGCTCGCCGGCGTCGTGAAGTCGTGCACCGTGCCGCACTTCAACAACTGGCGCACGGTCGCGATCGGCGGCGCCGAACTCCTCGCAAACGATCTGGTCCTCGAGATCCGAATGTAGAAGGGAACAACGATGGCAGGAACGAGCAGCACGGCCGAGAAGGAATCGCCCGAGCCGCAGGTGAGCGCGCCCGACGTCGCGCCGCCGTCGGTGACGGCGCCCGTGATCATGACCGACGCCTACATCGAGCTCGGCGCCGCCAACCTGTCTTGCCTCGGTGAGTCGATCTCGATCGAACCCGAGAACAAGCCGGTGGAGGTGACGACGTTCTGCGGCATCACCGACTACCCGGGCCCGGTGAAGTGGCACCTGAAGGCGAAGCTGGTGCAGGACTTCTCGGCCGGCTCCGTCGACGCGACGTTGCAAGCCGCGCTGCAGGCGTACCAGACGGCGGGCACGTTGATGCCGTTCCGTGTGCGGCCGTACAAGTCGCGCCCGGTCGGTGCCACGAACCCGATGATCACCGGCAACGCGATCCCGCAGCCGTACGCGATCTTCGGTGGCGACGCCGGCACCGTGTCCGAAGTCGATATCGATTGGATCCTGTCGGCGCCGCCGGCGCGCGCGACGTCGTGACATGGCCGAGCCGACCGTGGAAGTGGTCGGCATGGCCGCGCTGCGGCGCGACGTTCGCCGGCTGTCCGCAGATCAACAGGGACCGATCTACGCGGCGATCAAAGACGCCGGCCGACGCGCGGCGACTCCAGTCGCAGCGAAGACACGCGCCGCGGTGCCACACGACCGCGGCACGCTCGCCTCGTCGGTGCGGATCTCGTCGACGCGCACCGGCGCCGCGGTACGCATGGGCCGCGCGAAGGTGCCGTACGCCGGATGGATCGAGTTCGGCGGCACGCGGCCTGATGGCAGCTCGCGCGCGTTCGTGCCGGGCGGCCGCTACCTCTTCCCCGCCGCGCAGGGCCTCGCGTCAGTCTCGGCGGCGCTTTACAGCGAGGCGATCGGCCGCGAGCTGACCGACCCCGCGCTCTGGACGAACACGACCGACAACCCGGGAGGCGTGCATGACTGACACGAATGGAAACTCGCCCGACGAGATCGT